TTTAGTACAGAGCCTAGTTTTGGTAGTCCTGGTGATGCTGGTGATGCTGGTCTTCTAATACGCGGAGAACCTGGAGAGCCTAATTTTGGAATACCTGGAGAGTCTAGTCTTCCAATGCCTCTGCAACCTGGAGAGCTTAGCATTATTGGAGACCCTAGTTTTGGATAACCTAGTTTTTTTTGAACCAACTTTGGAGATGCCAAAGTTGGAAATCCTCCACACTCTTTCTCAAGTTTCAAGTATGTGGGTCCACCAATCTTAATTATCCTACCAGTATCTGGGTTTATGTTTGGATTTATGTACCAGTTTAAACATTTGGGCGAGTAGTGAACGCGTCGGATAGGTGGTTTTGGAGCGTCTGAGCATTCAACTTCCAGATCTTTGTATACTCTACCTGTTGGTTTGATTTTACGACTTGTCCTTGGGTTAATTAACCTATTCTTTTTCCATTGATTACATATATCCATTTTTACTTTCATAAGATATTGATAAACGGTTCTTATTGATCAAACATCTGTATATCAATTGGATCTGATCTAAACATCCTTATTAGTCTTTAAAAAAAGATGTCTTTGCAACTAACTGCTGAGCAAAAAGAGAAGCTATGTAAACTGGATGAAGAGATGAAGCGGCGGAAGGAATATTCTGAGAAGAGTCGCTCACGTCGTGAAGCATCGTCAAAGGCCACCGGGATTCCTATGAATATTGTTGAAATGGACGTTATTAGGATAGGAATCTTATTAGGGTTAATAAAAAAGAAATCTATACTTGAAGGTAAGGAGCCCAACACAACAGGGTCACTTATTAGTATGTTTCTCGGTGATGAAGACAAGTTTAACATAGACCGTTCCAAGATCCCTAATAATTTTAGAAATGCTCCTACCGTATTTAGTGAAGAAGAGAAAATCAACTACCACCAAGAGTACGTAAAACATCAATGTGAACAAATGTCGAATATGATCACGGGCATGATCAATGAAGAGATTAATAACATAAAAAGTCATATAGCTATCAATTTGGAAACGCACACTATTGACACCTTTAAGACAGTCTGTGTTGAAACCATTGAAGTAATTCTTGAAGAACTATGTGAAGATGGAGAGGATGATGATTCGCTATGGTCAACTCTAACTGTTACACGTAACGCTTTATTGGGGGTGGTAGACATATGTGAATACAAAAAGATCCTGAATGATCAAATTATGATGCTCAGGAAGTCTAACAAGGTCCACTCTCGTATCATGGACCACCTGTCTGTCAACGACGTGAGGCTGTCGCTCTACAAAGGATGCCTTAAACAAACCCAGTGTATTTCAACCAATGAAGATTTAAATAGGTTATCCAGAGAAGTGATTTTGAGGTGCTACATGAAACCACCCGAATTGAGACCGTTTGACTTTAAGGATATTTTGAGGCATTGTTGCATTCCATCGCTTGTCTGCTTACCAGTTGATAAAGTGATTGAGCACGGGCTTCTAGGACCTTACCGTAACAACTCGATAGGCTACCTAGATATGGGTAAAAAACAAGCAAACACGTGGTCATTCTATAACTTGAAGAGTATAAATGAGGATGGTGTGAGGTTATGGGTGCTTGATAACAAGTTGTGGATGTTGACGGACAACATGATTTCTGCCATGAGTGCATACATGATTAAGATCTTCAGGACTTTTTATCGCGAGTTTTATGATACGAACGAGTTCAGACATGGTTTTTGGATGGCTTCGCAAAACAAACACTACGATGCGTTTACAAACATGATGAACAACATTTCTTTCATTAGCAACCATGTCATGTTTCACAAGTTCTTAATGATGATAATGACACAACGGTCATGTTTGATCCCAACAGAGTATGACTTTTTCAATCACTTGACCCACTACGACTTTTCTATTACGTACGCACCCTATGTCAAATGTTTCGATGAAAATATGAAACATATATTTGACAAGTTGTCAGCTGAGCATCTGGACAAGTTGAAATCTTTATTCATTATAGCCCAAATAAGTTGAATTTAATGTTCTGAAACTAGTAGGAATAGGTAAAAGATGTAAATAAATATAAATATAAATATAGTACGATTTAGCATATTTGCACCTTGGCATTATTAATACTTTTATATGAAGCTAGCCTTGTCATATAAAATCATACAGCTTTCGTGTCATACTGGGTTATGTATTATATTTACACAACAAAATGGAGAATATAAAGAGTTTTAACCAAACCGGTGAAACAAACGAACCACATCTGACAAAGGAACAGACTGCGTTAGCCAAGGATGAGTTGGTTAAAAGCGTTGATGTATTTCCTCGAATCAACAGGCGTTTCGTTGACCCACAGGTACCCGGAGAGCCCAAGTTCGCCCTTTTCTCATACATTGATACCCCTGATGAAGATATGAACAAGTTTCTTAAAGAGATAAAGAGTAGTCTGAGTGATGATCAACTGGAAAAGCTAGAGAAACTACAGAACCGTACCCACATAGTGAAGGGTGTCGCTAAGATCAGGGGTGCATATCATACCCAGCAAGATGCTACTCAGCGGGCAGAGGAGATAGTGAGAGAAATTGACTCTACCAACTCCATATTCACATGTATCATTGGCGCGCCGTTCCCTCTTATCCCTGTTGGTATGGCAGAGGAAACGATCGAGGTTAATCTTCAGGATAAAACCGAACAAGCTATAGGTCAGAATGTGAGAAACAAACGATTAAAAGATAAGAAAGAGATGGACGAAATCAACAGACGCGAGGAAGAGCTTAGGTCCAATGCTGCAAAGGACCCCAACGCCGAAGACGTGGAAAATTACATTGCCCACCGAGTGAAGCTGGCTCATCTCAGATACTCCATTGAACAACATGTCGTGAAGCGTGCCGAGTGTGTCGAAAACGAAAAGGCATGTGTCAAGTGGTTGATTGAAATGAAGAATAAGAACCCCGAATTTGAAGAGAAATACATGGAAAAGTACATGGATGCGCGCAAGAAAGCACACATCCCTGATGATCAAACACCTGATGGTTTCATGAAATACATGAACGATCCACTTATCAAGCTCGAAGAAGATGTAGAATAAATTCTATATCAGATTCGTAACCCCTAGGGGTTATGAAGACATACATAATTTTATTCATTTACGCACTCTTGTTAAAGCAGCCCATATGATAGGATGTTTATCCTGAGTGCCCGTCGTCGTGCTTGACACTTCAGGTGATTGGATTGGTTTGTAACCACCCGAGACATTCTTTGATACATTCTTTGATACATTTTGAGAGTGTACGATACCGCTATCCATGATATATTACATAAACGTTGTTATTTTTCAAAGCTGAATTCAACTTGTATTTAATTTCTCAATGATCGTATTTACCACAATATCAACAGATGGCAGTCCTTCGATGATATACGAATTACCCTGCCCATCATATGTCTTGACGTACCTACTATGAAGAAATTCTAAGTAATTCTTGCTAATATTCTTCTCACATTCGCGATTCCTGGAGCGCATGCGATCAAAGCATGTATCAACGTCCGTGTTTATATAGAAACTGATATCAGGCTTCCATCCCAGATGTTTGTAAATGTCGAGGATGAGTGTTTCCTCCTCATTAGTGAGGAAGCCAGACTTTACACCATTCTCGACAAAGATTAATGACGATGTAGGGGATCGTTCAACGAAAACGAATTGCGAACCCTTAGTCTTGCGCATATGATCATACTGGGAATACATAGAGTTTAGAATCTTTATCTGAAGCGTGCACATCCAACGACGTGGGTCCTTATAGAAACGATCAAGCAAATTACCCCAATTGTTTAGATCTTCCTCAAAAACCAAGTAGCCCTTATCTTTGAGTTTGTTCAGGATGGTGCTTTTACCTGCACCGATGTTCCCATCGATAGAACAAATCTGAGGCGTTGTCATTTTTGATTTATTATGACCATGAGCTGTCCATAATTCAACTTTTCTATATTCGTAAACTAAACACACAACGGAGTTATAAACACTCTATTACAATCAAAATGCGCATATTCAAGACCAAACTGCTTGAGTTTATAGATGAATTATTAGTGTTGTTTAAAAACAATGATAGGACTGTGTATACGCGTCTCATCTACTACCATCATCAGGTCAAGAATAAATTAAACGAGGATGAACTGCACACAGTTGTAATAAATTTCCTATCACAAGATAACGTAAGAGAAATGATAAGTACGCATAATCATTTATTCACTAAGGGGACACCTCTCGAAACAGATGTCAACTTGCTGTGGCAGTCGTGCACAGCCAATAATAAAGTCGTTATTTGGAAATGGGTTGAAGTTATTATAAATGCTTTTGAGCCATTGACTTAAAAATGCGAGTGTTTTGGTCATAAAAATATTTACTTGTAAAAAATGATGTACAATAACCCTACACGTGGACTCGATGATTACAATGATCACACTAATTATAGATACATTAGGGTTATGCCTTACGAAGAAAGAGAGGATTTCATAGACATGAAGCAATCCAACATTTCCCTTTTGGTCGTGTCAATCATCGTCATACTATTCCTGTTATTCCTATTTAAATATTTATAAATTTCTCGTGTCATTACCTCATGAGGTAATGACAAAAAACATAAATATTGTATAATAAAAATATCACATATAATAAGATTAATAATACTAAGGTTAATACTAAGGTTAATATAATAATGCATATTAATAATAATGACTACATTTGTTAACATTTGGCTTTACCACTCCCAGTTAATCTCTTCAACACCCTTCTTCCTGAGGTAATTGTTTACATCACAGAAACATTCATAATCCAATGGACTATCAAGTACACAATGCCTGTTCACATCAATAAAAGTGCATTTCTTTTGGGCAAGCGCACCCCAGAGTATAAACACGATATTGTCCTTCCTCGCGTTGATTTGTTGAATGATCTCGTTAATGATCCTCTCCCATCCCTTCCCCATATGAGAATTGATCTTACCTAAGAGCGTGGACAGGGACGTGTTGAGTAATAGCACTCCATGTTTACCCCACTTTATCAAATCATCGGACGAAAACGATAGCCCATGAGCCTTCTTTGGATTGTTATAAGTTTCATTTCCTATTATAACCACCTTTACATCTTCAAAACTGACCGCGTTGAGGGCAGCAAATATTTCATTCTTTGGTGGAAGCATGATAGACCTATCGTATTCGGACAATAACCGAGAACTGAACGCCTTTAGGAACTCGCTTCCTTGTTTGTACTCAAATGCTTCGTTAAGAACCCTTTTCCATTCTACGTCTATGATTAGATCAAGTACTGTGCATGGGGTCCATGAAGGCATGTTTTTCACTTCAACGCAGTCAAATGTCCTCGCCTTCTCAAGGGCGCGGCTCATATCTTGTAGTTTTATGAGGTCTCCATCAATAAGACACATTTCAAGTTTAAACTTTATGTCGCTGGTTAATGGTAAAAAACTGGCCATCATAAGAGGCATACGCCCATCAACGTAATTGACATAAATATCTTCTCCTTCAAGGAAACGAACCAGAGGTAGTTCCTCTCCTTGCACTTCATCCACTGATATGACCACTCCACGAGCTCCAACCAGTTTATTATGATATTTGGTTGTTAGCATAACTTGAGAGGTTGGTCCCAAGTAGCAATTGAGATTACCATAGTCATAAATGTAATCATTTCCACTTGCTAACTTGTACGCAGATATAGTCTTTTTGAAAATATTCTTGATTGTATCATTAACAATGATTGTTGGCTGAACGGAGAGGGGGTTTAATGATGAACGGAAGGTGGGTGTTTTCTCTTCAAGTTCCTCCAACTTCTGAGGTGTGAATGAATTGACAAACTGTTGGTAATTGATGTGATCGTTGATGATGAACCTTGTTATGATTCGATTCTTCTCTTTCTCATCCTCGGAGAGATCTGTATATTTGCTCTGATGCATGGTTTTCTTTTCACGGCGCGTCGACGGTTTGTTCTTCATGTAGAAGATATAGTTTTCTATCCATGCTTCATAGACGATATTGGCACCTACCTCCACGTCAAATGTGAGATTCTGAAAGAGACGTCCGATAGACATACACATACCGTCGTAGTTGAGCGTTCCAGGATGAAGAAGTACAGTCTTCCAATTTATATTCTGTTTGCACATATAAGTATCTACTATTTGAACCCAATCACTGAGATGTACTGTATTAAACCGATGGTCATACCTGAACACGCCATTCGCTGTACAATCTGTTTCCATATTTTTACATTTTTGATGGTGCAAAGCAGTTATTTTTCAACTTATTAATGATAGTGAGAAGACCTTCATACATAGATGCTTGGTGAACAACCCTATTGCATCATACTGTGTGGATTCTAGCTATGTTGCGACAATGTGGCTCAAATATGTGAGATGGATTTAATCCATAATATCGTTAGGTCGAACAAAATATAGGAGGCCAACCAACCTCTTACATTTTTAAAGGATTCATAACCTCGAGAAGTTATGAATGTGAAATATGATATCACCTAGTCGATGTATTCAAATACGCTAACACCCAGTCTACATTTGATCGTGTTGAAAATTGACATGTTGAAATTTTTCTCAGAGATCCTCTGCTTTATCTTTTCAATATCGGGCTTACTCCCTTGGACGAGCTTATCCGGCACGGTGCTGCAACTAAACAGATTACGTGTCCTTTCATGAGCCAACATGGAAATATCGAGCTTGGTTTTCTCCTTCGTTTTGTTATTCACCTTGGTCACATGCTCACCTATCGCCTCAATAGTTTTGTACTGTTTGATGTAGTTGTAAGACGTAATGGGTCCAACGCGAGGGATATTATCGTTGAAATCGGTACCACACATTATACACAGGTCTAACCAGCTCGCCTCATTCAAATCCAGGCCTGACAAGATGGTTTCTATTCTTATTTGAATGAACTCTTTCTTTGCTAGGTCAACATCATACAGCATGATAGGAACGCAACATGCGAGCACATCCGTATCTTTGGTCATAACCGCGTCTGCGATACCCCTCTTTACAAGCTCGGCGCATAGGATTTCAGCCTCCCCTTCGGCTGTTATGTAGGGAATCCCAAATATGGTCAGAAGATTTTTTATATTCTTGAAATCCTGGTCAGTTATGTTGAGAATGTTGTCATGTAACTTATCAATGTATTGTTTGATTTTTAAGGGAGAGAAGATTGGATCGCCAACAGGTGAGGTCCTCACAATCCGCGTTGTACAGACCTTTTTATTGATTTCACGTAACTCGTTGCTAATTTCAGTTGTATTATTGTAATGTTCAAGGTCTGCCTCGAGCTTCCTGATACGGGCAACTGCCATTTCTTTCTTCTCAGCTCTCTTTTTCTTCTCATTACTCTTTTCTTTCGGCGACAGTCCGTCAAACACAAACGTTGGGTGAATGTTGTGTTCGAGTAGGACCGAAAAGAGCATCATGAACGCTTCCTCGTACATCTCCTTACGTGCGGCTTTGTACATGCAAATGTACAAAGATGCGTCTATTACTATCTTTTTGTTTTCAAAATCTTTCATAGATACTCGTTCCTCGTATGAATAAAGATGTTTCTTTAATAAATCTCTAAGTCCTTTGATACCCATCTTTATTTTTTTACTCTAATACAGTTACCGTTAAACTTCATATTTTCTAGTTATTTCATCTCGGCACATCATAATGTGATGAGATTTTTTTTGGTTTTTTTATGCCGTCCAGTAGCGAGTAGACATCGAAGTAATAAACCTCGAAACTACTCGCTACTGAATAATTAAAATGAAAGCCGCCAGGAATATGATCCTGGTATCACCTTACCTATGCACGTAGACTATTCGTGCGGATAATGTAGTCAGATGGACGCTCCTTTTCATGGATCTTGAAACACTTGTGGATGCCACTGTTAGTGTAGCGCCTTGTCTTCTTATCCTTACCATTCTTGTCCTTCTTGGTAATAAAGTGTATCTTTACACCATCGCATGCATTTCCATAAGAGCACTGAAACTGGGTCAAGTCGTTGTTGATCGTTTCCCCAACTTCATTACGAGAGTGAGCATACATACACTTTTCTCCCCAACTACACTTTCCGTTTACACTAATCACCGAGTCCACTTTGAACATGTTCTTACAAAGAATAAACTTCTTATTCTTTTGTTGAGGAGACGAGTTGGGTGTCCTGTTCCTGGGTCTCTGCTCGGTAATCAGGGTCTTCTTATGACCAGAGGGGTGAGTGAAGGTACATCTGCGATTTTCGCACTTGATACCATTCCTGCACATAGGCTTAACACCTACTTTCCTCTCCTTGTGATCGCCTGATGGCTTGCGTTTCTTCAGGATGTTTATGTCATGAGAGAACTTGCAGCGGCTACCAAACTTGCACTTTTCACCATTCCTGATAAAGTTGCAGATTCTGGTAGAGTAGTCAATCTTGGGCGCAGGTAGATCATGTGAAAATCTACACTTGTTCCCAAATGCACACTGCCCACCTTCTTGAACGGTCTTGCAATAGACCGGCTCAACCTGAATGTGGGTCTTTTTACCCACACTCACATTGATACAAGATGGTATGTACTTGACAGGAGATCTGTTGAGAATACGATTGGAGGTATTCTTTTTGCCATTATTTTCCTTACTACTGCACTGCCTGGGAGCACCGGTGGCGATGGCACCCAAAATAGGATACTCGTCAGTGTCTACCAATGTAGATTCACCAACGGGTACCCTATCAAGCCAATTTAGCTTACCTTGCAATACCGACAAACCCTCCAATTGATACTTATCCTTTTCGTTAAGGAGCCGTAATCGTATTTCGTTTGACATCTCAACATCTTCTTCGTCCTCATCCTCCCAGAATTCATCCTCGGATTCATCTGAAAACTTTCCCTTTGCGAGTTCGTAAGAGCATTCATCTGAATCGTAATTGACATCACTGAATGCATCCTCATCATCCTCGTACAGAGAAACAGTGTCCATGTCTCCGTTTTCGTTTTCCATAGAGAAAATGTTCTCCATGCTTGTAGCGTTATTATTGTTGGAATACATATTTGTATCAGTTACTTTTACTTCCATATTTACGCAAAGTGAGATATCAACTTTTATACAGGACTTGAATAACTTTAACTCAAAACATTTCTGTAAATAATTTAACCTTGGTGATAATTTATTCATATTCTTTAATTGATTATTCCATCCACCTCTACGAAGTCAACGATAGTAGTGGCCTCCCACTCCTGACGCTTACCTGCTTTGTCGACATGAAACAGCGTGTACTTTTCGGCTAGTCGATCAACATGATCGTGCAAGTGCTCAGGAATGAGGTACTTGCTCGATGGTGGAATCACCCTGAGTAGTTGCTCATACGGATGTGATGGTTTCGTTTTCTTAAACGCGTAGGAGATGAATGGTTGTTCTGTCATGATTTCAACAAATAAGTCAGCATGAAGAGCGTAATGATAGGGAAAGAACCAATTCCAATCCTGAGTCGCAGCGATACCTTTAGTGTAGTATAAATATACCCATTGAACCGTCTTCATGAACGCATTGACTAGCTCAGATTCAGAGAAAGGCTTCTGATAGTACTTGGCAATCTTTTGTTGGAAAGCTATCCTGTAGTTGACAATATCCCCATCCCAGAGTGGATTAGGGAATCGCTTATTGTAAGCGTCTTTGCTACTCTCGTCCATGTGACGTGCTTTCATTATATCCTGCTCCCTGTCTCTAACAAGCTTCAGAAGTCTAATGATCTCATACGGGTTGAGGAATCCCTTCTCAGTCACCAGGGGGTGTTTGTAGTTCTCAAAAAAGAAGTCCATCGCTCCGGTCTCGGGGATGCTCTCTTTTATCTCAAGAGAAGGGATGGGTGGAAGAAAGTCGTTGCCGATAAAGCAACTCCAAATGATTAGATCATTCACTTTCACCGGAAGGTCCTGTCTGACTCTGTTGATATCTATGTAGTCGTATTGTTTCTTACATGATCTATCGTCCTCTCTCATAATGTAAACGTTAGTCCGGGGGAGTAGACATGATAGCAGGATCAGATCCGCATCCATTCCCACCACACAGTAAATGCCTTCATTCACGTCATCATTATGTCTGATCCAATCCATCAGCTTGTGCTCACCCTCACCCGGTTGTGAATCATCTGAGATGATTATTTCAACTGGGTTTTTACAATTGATCCATTCGTCTTTGAACAAATATTCAGAGAGATCCTTCATGAACGACGTGCCCGCGGTGATACATGTCGAGTCGAACGATTCATTCTTCTTTTCATCACGTTCCTTCGCGGCCCTAAATCGTCTCTGTCGTTGCTGGTTTTGCTTAGACATGGGCGCCACACCATCAATTGCCAAAAATATAGTCTTCTTGGGGTTTATCACGTTCACGATAAAATTAACTTCCGATTTGACACATTCGTAGAGTTCGTTAACGGTTGGCTTGGGTTCCACCGTTTTAGTTTTAACATGTTTCATATAACGTTTAGGAATGATAATCTCTGTTTTCCTAGGGGCATGTTTGCCATACTTGTACACACGTTGGGCTGCCTCATGAATGACGCCATTCATGTCTATCAACAGGTAATCCACGTTATTTGGAACCGATGATGATATGCTTTGCTTTAGTTGTTGGCACTTTCTGAACCAACTGTAGAAATGTTTAATACCCATTTCACTTTATTAGTATATTATATGCGCATAACATGGAAATTCAAATGGTAAATGTCATCTCAAAAAAACACTAGTCACTCTTCAGAAAAATCTAGAGTCATTCAAAATGGGTATTTTGATATTTATCATAGTTGCCATCGTCATAGTGGGCGGGATTTGGCTTTATCAGAGTTTAATTGAAGGATATTCCAGCGGATCAACCTACGCACGATTAGGTGAAAGTTACGACACGCAACTCTTTTCCCCATGCGTGTCCAAACGATGCCCAGGAGGGCCGTACACGTTCTCCTCAAACCCGTATCTTCAATCCCTATGCCAGGGTGTAAGCAATGAGGAGATGTCTCAGGTCGCTTGTGGTAAGGGTTTCCATGGTAGACCGGTCCACTTCGACTACTCGGGATTTAACGAGAGTGAGAGTCCCATCTCTGCGCTGAGAAAGAACATGAATAAATGCTCCAAGAATCTACAATACGGAGCGTGGGATAATGCACTCTGCGACACCCCATCACCCACATCTTTATGCGTCTTGTGATTGCATCTACGCTTTCACGTCTCCATTTTTCCATTCTAATTGTTCAAATAAGTCCATTTTTCCATCAGAGTTGTAAATGATGTGTTTGTCCCAACCAATTTCAGAAATGTCCTCGTATGACTTTGAATAGTAATCCGCTTGCACGTCAGACGCGCTGTTCGTGTTGCATTGGCTGATAATGGGTGGTTGTACAAAAAATATGACAATCTCGGGAGCCAGTCTAAACAGGACGATATCTATAGCAACATCCAGAGTCCACTTTTCTATATAATCAAACACAGCCTTGGCCCCACGCCTTGAGATGTAATAACATCCTGTACCACCCACACTGTCATCGTTAATCTCCTCAAATGTCCTCTTCCTCACTATCCCTTTAATTGAGAAAAGATTAGCGTTAAAGAATTTGGGCACCGTGGCGAAGAATATCAAATCTGCTTTCTCTCTTTTATTTTCAATGATGGTAAACGTCCTGTTCATTCGTTTGAGAAAATTCTCATCCGCGCTCACATCATCTTCGAAAATAACGTACCCATTTACATTCACATGCTCATGATGTAACAATTGATCATACAGTTTCAAATGGGATAGAGCGCAGCCGATGACACCTGGTCGCATGAAGTAATTACCGTTCCTACATAAAGACCTGAGCCTTGGATTCACTATCAGTTTAGTCCCATCATATGCACTAAAGCGCTCCATGTCTGCTGGTAGATTCCGACGCTGCTTCTCGATAATTTCCATTCTGTCAGGTCGCCTGTCTAGGTTGATGAAGAACGACTTGTATACTGTCTTTTTTTCAAATTGCTCCGTTTCGAGTAGATCGTAAGCATTGTACTTGTCAAAGTCGTTCATTTCACTTGTCAGACGTCCTATGTGCTTGAAATGGAACCCGGGTAGAAAGACCGTTTTGAACCCGGCTGCGACGTATCTTAATCCAAAGTTAAATTCAAATGATTTTTCCTTTTTAAATGTAACCTTGTTGAATATGGATGTTCTGACCATACTAGGTGATAATGTGTAATGGGGGTAGTAGTTACATGAAACACATCTATCATACTTTTTGTAGAAAAGTACCTTATCCGCATCGGTTGGACAGTACTCGTGCTCGTAATAGAAAACGTTGTTTGTCGTTTTATTGAGATTACCTCCCTTAATGTCGTCATTTATAGTCTCTGCATAGTTGTGATTGAATGCGACTTGACCAATATTCACATCATGATCGAAAATATCAATCATATCCTTAATGTAGTGACGCTTGTCCAACAACATCCTGTCGTCCTCAATATGAATAAGGTAAGGGGTGTTGATCATTTTTGTTATGATTTGCATGCTTTCTGAATGACCCTTCTGCTCTGATGTCTTCCATACGAATTCAAAGAAAGGAAACATTTCCTTCATCGTCTGCCTATCCTCATCGTTTGAATTATCATCTACGCATATCCAACGGTAAATAAGATGTCTGTCTAAACAATTCTCTAGAAAACCAGTCATTGTTCTTATGAACAGATCTAAACGTCTGCATGTAGTAATTGAGAATGTGACAAGGGGTAAAAGATTACAAAGGGAAACGTTGTACGATTTGTAAGGGCGCAATTCCTCATGTTTGTCGATAACTTGCATGAAGAATTTTTTGTTGAATTGGATTCTGTTCATAATTTCCTCATCCCCATGCCTACTCTCCTCAATCTCGTTTAAGAGGCGGTTCCCTTTGTATTTGTTTTCTAGGTTGTTTGAGTCGTCCATCCAGTAATAGGACAGAGCCATCTCCTCCTTGATGATGTTAGAGTTAACGTACACTTTTAGAAATTCCCTTCCAAGCATAGTGGCTAAATAGTATAGCTTTTTCCATCGCAGCTCACGTATCATGTGCTCTGTTTGATTCATTTATTGACGCAGACTTGTTTCTTAGAGTGAAATTAATATCTTTCATAGTAGTAAATACCAACCATGATGAATAGATCATACGGATCTGACGAATTGGAACATATTGAGAGGGAACTTCATAAACATTACAGGCTTGGTCATCTGTTTGCTGTACATGTACCATGTTCTCATAGATATCGTGTTAAAAAAGGGGGTCGCAAGGAGCAACAGATTATACAAGCGGATAGCAATTTGTTGGATGATCAAACATGTTCCGTGTGCTTCAAAATACGATGCAGTGATGACAGCGAAATCATTACCCTAAAAGATCTGATAGATTACGTGAAGGAGAAGGATGGTGATGAGCCAAACATAGAACTAATTAAAGCGAAGCGTAAATTCTATCAGTGGTTATATGAACGGATGAACTAATGTACGTGTTGTCTGTTACCTCTAGAGGTAACAGATGTAAAATACCATGGTTCAAAATAACCTGGTTACGAGTAAACCATCATATTTTCAATGAGTGAATCTCTGTACGCTTCGAGATTTTTACCATTTTCGCCATGCATAGGACCTAAATACGTGTTCATCAAGAATGAGTCATACACTCCTGACAACCACTCGTCTTTTTTAGTGAAGGGGGAATCTTTGGATATTTTATATTGTTGAAAGATCATCATGACGAAACTGCTCTGCTCCTTTGTCATGGTTGAACCCTTATTCTTCCAGAATTCGTTCTTCTTTGGTTTTGATGAATGAACTGGTCGCGTAGCATGATAAGCGGACGTCATAATGAATGAATTTCTAGGGGTAATCCTGTGCAGATAACACAGGATTGAAGACACGAGCAATCCAGACCTGCCATGACCCCCCTTGCAATGAATATATATCTTTTTACCGCCATTAATCTCACGTGTGAGATGGATAACCAAAGCGCAAAACTCACGTACATTCGCAGGTACTCTTTGATCAGGTATAATAAATTGAATGACTTTAACGTTGGTTTTATAAGGTCGTATCTTTTTCTCATCATTTCTGGTGAGGTTGACTACTATGTCTACACCCCATTCTTCCAGTAGCTGAATTTGATGTTGAGTCGGGTAGGCCCCGAAGAGACATTGATTGTTGACGAAGTACGCCGAAGTCTCGGTGATGAAAGCCATATTAATTGGTACTATTACTTTTAATCATTATATTTTCAAGTTAATTTCAATTTCTTCTTACTTGAACTCTGCGAGTAATTTACTAGGAATTACATGACAACTGGGAACACGTTACGGGATGCATTTAAAACGATTTGAGGATACCATGTAGAAATACAAAGATCATGGAAGTAGTAAAACGAGATGGAAGACGTGAGCGCATCAAGCTCGAAAAGATCAGTAAAAGGATCAACTCCCTATATTCAAAGGAACCCTCTCTTAATAACCCTATGGTGGACCCTATGAAGGTGGTGATTAAAGTAGTAGAAGGTCTCTATGACGGTGTTACTACGGTAGACATTGACATGCTCGCCGCAGAGACTGCTGCCACGATGGCCGCTATTCATCCAGACTATAGTAAACTGGGGGCGCGCATCGCCGTGTCCAACCTACATAAAGAGACCAACCGTCTCTTTTCAGATGTTATACATGATCTCTACCACTACATCAACCCAAAGACAAACAATCATTCACCCCTTATAAGCAAAGAGTTGTACGATCTGGTCATGGAGAATAAGGATGTTATCAACAATTGGCCCGACTACGACAAGGACTACGACTATGACTACTTTGGTTTCAAAACTCTTGAGAAATCATACTTGCTAAAAATTAATAACCGCGTCGTTGAGCGCCCGCAGCACATGTTGTTGCGCGTATCACTAGGTATTCATGGGAATGCTTTGGCCGCGGCAAAGCATAGTTACACGTCAATGAGTAACAAGTATTTTACTCACGCCACACCCACATTGTTCAACGCAGGGACACCGAACCCTCAAATGTCTTCCTGTTTCCTACTGGACATGGACGAGGATAGTATCAATGGTATTTACAAGACTTTAGCCGACTGCGCAAAGATATCAAAGTACGCGGGTGGTATAGGCATCGCCGCGCAAAAGATCAGATCCGAGGGGTCCTACATCAGCGGTACGAACGGTGTATCAAACGGTATCATACCGATGCTTCGCGTCTACAACAATACAGCCCGCTACGTAGACCAGGCCGGGCGCCGCAAGGGGTCGTTTGCCGTGTACATTGAACCATGGCACGCGGACATTTTCAGTTTTCTAGACCTGAAGAAGAACACCGGATCAGAAGAACATAGAGCTAGAGACCTGTTCTACGCTCTCTGGATTCCCGACCTCTTTATGAAGCGCGTGAAGGAAAACGGGACGTGGGCTCTCATGTGTCCTAATGAATGCAAGGGTTTGTATGATTCATACGGTGATCAGTTTGAACAGCTCTATACCAAGTATGAACAGGATGAGGTTAAGGTGAGAAAAATAGTTAATGCCCAAGATCTATGGCTCAAAATTATCTACTCTCAAATCGAGACTGGGACTCCATACATGCTCTACAAGGATGCATGCAATGCTAAGAGTAATCAGAAGAACCTAGGAACGATCAAATCGTCAAACCTATGCGCAGAGATATGCGAATACACCGACAGGGATGAGATTGCTGTATGTAACCTAGCATCAATTTGTCTCCCCAAGTTTGTTACCAGCACTAATGAGTTTTCGCATAGTTTACTCCACGTGGCTGTAAACGATGTGATATGCAACCTCAATAAAGTGATTGATAGGAACTTTTATCCTCTACCTGAAGCACGGAGGTCAAACATGAAGCATCGACCGGTGGGATTGGGTGTGCAAGGTCTTGCCGACGTGTTTGCGCTACTACGATTACCGTTCTCATCTGAAGAGGCAAAAACTCTTAACAGAGAAATATTTGAGACTATATATTTCTCTGCGTTGTCAGCGTCTCATGAGTTGGCTGTAAGAGATGGACCTTATGAAACGTTTAACGGGTCACCTCTGTCAATGGGTCTGTTTCAGTTTGACATGTGGGATGGAGATACCAAATTAAGCGGGCGATGGGATTGGGATAATCTTCGCCACCGTATTATTAGTGACGGGGTTCGTAACTCGTTGCTGATAGCACTGATGCCCACGGCTTCGACGGCTCAGATTATGGGAAACAATGACTCCTTTGAACCCTTCACATCTAACATGTACACGAGGAGAGTTCTCTCAGGAGAGTTCATAGTGACAAACAAGCATCTCGTTAATGAGTTGACAGAGTTGGATTTATGGAATGAAGATATGAAGGAACAATTAATGCGCGACAACGGATCGGTTCAAAACCTAGATATACCTGATGAATTGAAAGAAATTTACAAGACCGTGTGGGAGGTGTCTATGAAGGACGTGATAGACATGGCTGCTGATAGGGGGCGCTTCATAGATCAATCCCAGTCTATGAATTTATTCCTAGAGTCACCTGGGATTGACCTTGTGTCGAAGATGCACATGTACTCGTGGAGTAAGGGTTTGAAAACGGGCATGTATTACTTGAGAACTAAGAGTGCAATGAACGCTGTAAAGGTAACGGTTCGACCCGATTGTGAGGACTCTTGCCTTACATGTACTGCTTAAAAGAGCAGCTGTTAATTATAGTTATAAAGAAAGTATGTAGTATAAAAGATGACGGAACTAGCGATGGAACCCATATTAGAAGAGAATAAAAACAGGTTTGTGCTCACTGTTGAACATGAGGATATTGATGAATTTTATCAAAAACACAAGGCTGCATTTTGGACCGCTCAGGAGATTGATCTTCAGCAGGATTTGTCTCACTGGGCAAAACTTGGTTATGACGAACGTTATTTCATCAAGCATGTTCTTGCATTCTTTGCGGCAAGCGATGGTATAGTGAATGAAAATTTGGTTAACAATTTCTACAACGAGGTTCAATACCCGGATGCCAGGGCCTTCTACGCTATCCAGATCGCCATGGAGACGATTCACAGTGAGACGTACAGACTACTCATAGAAACGTACGTTACAGACCGCGATGAGCAGAGTACCCTTTTCAGTGCAATTGAGATGTTCCCAGCCATCAAAAGGAAGGCGGAATGGACTCTGAAATGGACAAATAAAGATACGGCGTCGTTCGCCGAGCGCCTGATTGCTTTCGTCGCGGTGGAAGGTATCTTTTTCTCAGGATCATTTTGTTCCATCTTCTGGCTCAAAAAGAAAGGGTTGATGCCTGGACTAACATTCTCAAATGAGCTTATATCCAGGGATGAAGGGCTTCACTGTGACTTTGCCGTGAACCTGTATAAGAATCATATCGTAAATAAATTGAGTAAAGATAGGGTCAAGGAGATTTTACTTGGGGCTCTCGAGGTAGAACGTGAATTCATCACAGAGTCGCTACCCGTGTGTTTAATAGGTATGAACACTAATCTCATGACAAGATACCTAGAATATGTAACAGATAGGCTCCTGTTGCAAGTAGGATGTGAAAAGGAATTTAATACAAAGAACCCGTTCGATTTTATGGATATGATCAGTTTAGAGGGTAAGACCAACTTTTTTGAGAAAAGAGTTAGCGAGTACAAGAAAGGCGGAGTCATCTCTGGTGAAAGGAGACGGGGAAAGTTGGTTTTCGATGATAACTTTTAAAAGCATGTGTACGAAGTGAAGCGTGAAGGGGAAAGATGTAGCGAGTGTTGGAAATGGAGAACCTACTTGATGGCGTCTAAAATGAAAGAGGTTATAATAAAAATGAAGACTGAGATTCTACTCGTAATGACCCATTTATTCATGTTGTTTTCTTCTTTGAATCCAACTTCAGATTCAAAGAAGAAATTCATATAGTAAATTCCCTTTTGGGTTTGTCCCTTTTGGTTCAGTTGGAAATGCATGGTTGAACATGTGGTTGAAAAGTTGTATAAAAGTTTTGTGGTTGGGTTGAGCATGATTGAATTTAATAAATTTTTTCCATGTCAGGGCAATTGGGAATAGAATCTCCATCTACCAAAGGACATAAGAAACGACTCTTCTTCACATACCAGGGTCTCATCAAGGTCATCACCAAATCTAGATCCGGTACAGCTCACCACTTCATGGCTTGGATGAAGAGGATCGTATTCAAGGCCCATCTCCGTAGAAACATCCATAATAAATTGAATTTTAAACAACCAAATCATTCTTTTAGGTAAACAACATGCATAAAAATAAAAACAGCGTGCTTAATAGAGAACGCAGGTACATGGGTGATTTGCATGAACATGCAAATCAATTACTCGACAACCTGGCGGACATTAAAGATGTTTTTGATAAATATCTCGCTATTAAGCTCTACAATTGGCGATACAAGTGGTTCTGTGATCACTATGAATCAGAGTGGATAACGGACGACAGTGGATCGTCTTTCAACACGTTTGATACTATACCTTACAACGTGTGCATGAATTGGCAAGTGGTCCTCGACAAGTACTTTGAAGACTACAGACCTATCTACCTACCTAGCCACAAGTACTACTCTGACATGTGTCGGTCAAAGCTCGATAACGGAGAAATCATTTCATATTACTTCAGGAGTGAGATTCCAATCCCTGAAGAATTTGAGGATATGCTTAACGACCATACAGCAACCAACAGCGACGGGGAACGATTACTGATGGAGAACCTCATGCCGAATCAATTAATTGATTTTGAGAAAGAGATGGCTGACTACGAATGGGTGTGAAGAATGAAAATGTTATAACCACTAGTGGTTATAACTATATTAAACTTCAGACATCATAAGGGCATGTGGGTCTTCATAATAAAGGGCGTGGTTGTAAATGTTATATTCATAGTTATACTTATAAGTGTTTTCGCAGTTAAACATGTCATCGTCCTGGTAATCGTCTACAAAAACAAATTCTTTTGAGTAACAAGGTGATACTATACATGTCAACATTCTACCTATCTTATTAAATACGTTCATATTTTTTGTATACACTAGATGTTTTAGTTTACGATGCCATACCCCATTCATATATGTATTCTTTGAATTCAAAGAATACAAGCATTCGCATATCGTTGTATTCATCAAAGATCTTCTTTGCTATATTTTTTTGTTCCGCGTCGTTATCTGATGCCGTAAATTCATAATGATCAACAAAATTATCCTTAATCACCTTCTTCACCTCGTTAATGCAATTGCTATGATGGAAGAATCCTATGACATCCATTACAAAGTCACCCCATAGAATGTTTGAGTCGAGGTAGTCTATGCTACAGTGCTCTTCTTGTATTTCTCTGATGGCAATGTCGGTATTGACCGGTGAGAATGATCCATAACTTCTGTAAAACACTTCAGAGAACACGGGGAACTCGTTTTCCTCGAGCACGTGATTCATTGATGAGTATGTCGATCCCATCCAATACATTGCGTTGATGCCTATCATAAATTGTTCATCAATATGATCAAGTACAAATCGAGTAGTTAACTTCTTCATTGCTTCTTTGATATACTTCTTACTCTACTCAATAGCTATTGAGTAGAAAAATTCATCTACCAAACATTCTTCTTAAAGGGGACCTATCTCTGAATAGACGGTCCCTCTGTCCCGCTTGGCGGTCGCACGCACGCAACAGCTTTTCAATCTGAGAACACTTGTAGTTAATGTAGTCTATACTATTTTTCATTTTCTCCAACTTTCCTTCTACTTTATCAACCTCCATGTCCGATTCCTCGGTGTCATCCGGATGTGTCACATTCTTAATAACATTGATAACCTCTTCACTAAGCGATGCTAGGTCTGATTCTGTCAATTCGGACCCTAATCTGACGTGTAATAGTAAAACAATGTCATTAGCAATATTTTCAAGCATCTTTCTGACATTTTCCTCCTTCATTTTACATCAGAAAGACAATCCGTAAACCATATAAACTTCTCCTCTTAGACTAAAAATGGCTAGTTATCTTGAGCTAGATTCGACATTCAGAAATAGGACTCGGTGGCCTAACCCCGGGGAATTTGAAATAGCCTTGTCTCAATCTGGTCGCCCACAGGGCGACCAGGCCCAGGACCCCATTTGCGTGGCATGTCCCGTAAATGAGTGGACAGGTGGTTACTTTGACGTGAACACGCTTGGTAATGAGAGCGTTGAGGGTCAGATTCTCAGCACGGGTCTCGGAAACGCAAACTCAAAGAACGTGATTGAGTTTAGACAAGTGGCGCCATCCACTCTACAACAGAGATATAATTATTATAAATATGCCATCTTCAGAAACTCATCTCAACCTGATCAGTTTGCTCGTATTCTCGAGTATGTCTACTTGGGGAATGGTAGGGGTCAGGTGACATTAAGCGACGACACCTTTCAATTTAATTTTGGCGACTTTTTCTTCATCGTCGATCCGAGTGATACGACGGATCCCACAGCCATGTACCTTTTTGTTCCTGCTGGATCGGATAATAGACAGGACTACGTGAATAAGATCATTTACAACGAGACTCTTGACGAATGGCGGACAGTGAACGCGTACGACAACCAGACAGGCATACTGAGCGTGGGTGGAGATCCCGCATTCTTGTGGCAACGCTTCCACAACTATTCAATCAGAAACACATTCCCCAACTACATCTTTACAGCAGGTGGGGCGTCAACCACAAATCAGGTCGTTCTCACTGGAGCGTCTGCTATAAATGTGGACAACTTTTACCAGAGTTGGTTTCTCAGAATTCCTCAGACGTTGTACAATAACACGGTCACTGCTCCTGAGGGTGAAGTGCGACGCATCATCAGTTATGACGGTGCTACGCAGACAGCGACTGTATTCCCACCATTCACCGCGAGCACAGCGGGTCTAGACTTTGAGCTCATGCAGTTTGGATTTGAGAACGCCAACCCGTTAACATGGCGTCTCAACTTGAGTCAGGAGATTCCAGTTTTTAATATACGTCTCAACAGGCTTGTACTACCAAACAAAGTCTTGGCCATCGGCAACGGTGGTAAGACCGCGTTCCAGAACTACTTTTACGTAGAGCTGTCCAACATAGACCCGTCAAGCAGCAATACACTCAATATTTTCTCAAACAACCCATACGCAGTCAGGGCCATGTTTAGAGCTACTGTGAAGGATATCAACGACCCTGAGAAGCAGGAATTTATTGCAATTGAGGGTGACAACATGACGCAGACGGTCAGATTCAGATTGGATTCCAATCTTAAACTTAGGATCACTTTGAACAGCACAGGGGAGACATTCCAAACTATACTTGAAGATAACATACCACCGGGAGAACCCAATCACGACCTGCAGATCAATGCATTGTTTGAGCTCGTACCCGACACGTTTTGATTTAATATATTCCATATCCTATTTGGATATGGAACACTGTAAACGAGCTTTACCTTGGGTTTATATATTGACTAACAAATTTACGCACGCCTATGTTGAACTTAATGGATCCATTAAGTTTTGATTGTTTATTAAGACATGTTAAACGTATCCATCCTATTCCTGTGCAATCGTTACCTGGCTTTTTGAGGAAACCATGATTAATACTGGGAGGCTTCCTTTCAAGATGTTTGATATAGAATGTGGTCCTATTATATTTGACATTTGAATCGTCCTCTTTGAATCTGATATTAAATGATGTCTCCTCAAGTACCTCTCTGGTCGCGCATTGGGTTGCACACTCACCTCGCTCAAAACTCCCTTTCGGGAAGCCCCACTTTTTCCCTCTCGACTGAACGATGAGTACTCGGCCGTTATATATCAGAATTGCACCAGCCTTAGGCAAGTCATAGAGACGTTTACGATCGTTTACAGGTGGTTGGTAATCCCAACTGTGAAGGGTACAACAACTACAATTTGTGGTAGATTTAGCCATCTCATTCTAATGTTCGTAATTATCTTTATGTTTGATTTTTCATGTTATTTATTCAAATCGTAAAACTATCTGACCCTAGTCAATGTTTTCATTTGATTGTTCATATTCACACTCGGTATACTTTGACACCCGTCAAATCCTCCCCGTGATGTTCTCGTTTGTAGGCGATTGTACTGTTGTTCAGTTTGATTGTAACCCGAGAGTGATGGAGCAGCAAAGCTGGTCATCGCGTTGGTGGCTGGATGATTCTGAGCAAGTCTGACGTTATTGAAAACTACAGGTGTTTCTTTAATTCTTCTCGGATTAGTTGCTCCAGAAGCAGTTGGATGATTCTGAGCAAGTCTGACATTATTGAAAACTACAGGTGTTTCTTTAATTCTTCTCGGATTAGTTGCTCCAGAAGCAGTTGGATGATTCTGATCAAGTCTGACATTATTGAAAACTACAGGAGTTTCTTTAATTCTTCTCGGATTAGTTGCTCCAGAAGCAGTTGGATGATTCTGATCAAGTCTGACATTATTGAAAACTACAGGTATTTCTTTAATTCTTCCCGGATTAGTTGCTCCAGAAGCGATAGGACGAGACGGGGCAAGCAATATAGGCCCCTGGTCATTTCGTTGCGCAATCTCAGAATTGTTTGCTTCACAAGATTTGGAAGAACCCACTTGCCCTGGGGCGAGCGGGTCTCTTAGTATACCCGGCTTCATGTCGGGTTGATTAGTGTTTGGGTACGCGGCCACAGTCTTTGAAGCAACGCATGAAACATTGAGCATATGATTCTTGACTTCACGCGTGTCATCAACTGTCCCACAATTCCTGATTCTTTTAGTAAAGATAGGTTTGTATGGTTGCGTTCCAACCTCTGTCCAAATCCTGGGCATTCTTGAGAGTGGTAGTAAGTCTTCCTGTCTCCAGATAGGAGGTCTGAATGCTCCTTCCCTAGCCACCCTGTAAGGAAGGAAAGCCTCACCACCTCCTATACTACTCTTTTTCTGACCCTGACCGTATGAGACGCTGACCATTGGGTTCTGACCCCTCGCGTAGTAGTTGATGGCCTCGCAGAACCGGTCCCCGCTTTCATCAACAGCGCTAGTTATGGCTGAAGTCGCACCTACTCGGTCGATCTTGCGTGTGTGAACCGACTTGGGTGGATCCTTTATAATGTTCATGTTGGTACCCCAGGACTCAACAGATGGAAGTGTAACCTTACCGTAATTGACAATTCCTGAATAACTTAGTGCCATTTTTCAAAGTTAAAGATTAAAGATAGAGATTGCAGCTAGGCTTTTGAAAAATATCATATACTTAAAATGTCTGATACAATGACTCCTAAGATGGATTACTACAAGATTGGTTATTTATCACCTCGTACTGAAAACAAACCACCCACCTCTCTTTGTTATCCAGATGTATCATGCCATACACGCAACTTCTCCACGTGCCGTTATCCCAATACCAGCTGGCAGTCTCGCGTCTACTATCCCAAATACCAGGCCAACTGTCAATGTGACAAATATTTGCGCATGGTCTGAATAATGTTGCTCGCTGTAATATCATAACCTCTAAAGGTTATGATGAAAAAATGTTAAGCTATAAGCTGACACATCGCCTGATAGTGATTATATCATCTCCAAACATACCCTTTACTATGTCACCATGGCGTATTCTCAAATACCTTGCTAATTGATCCGTTGATAACAAAATGGGTAGTTTGTTAGCTTCATAAGGTGTATTTTCGAGGAATGTGATTGGATGAGTGCATTTTATTACCTCTAATAGATCGTAGCTGAGTTCGTCAAATGTGAACGTCTCAAACTGATGGATACTAGTCTCGTCGTCTTTGGTTACATTTTGCTTAGCGTCAGATGTGAGAACGGTGTCATGTACGATAATTATATGTGAGATTGATTGTGCCATAGAAATGATAACCTTCACTACGTTGATAGTTACCTTATCTGTTTTGCTTCTCTTATGTATAAAAAAGACAACTGCTTGTTCACCGTTAGGTTTGGTTACGTACAATCGTGGTTTTTTACCTGACACACCATTTTCATCTACGTCTGTAAATTGTCCAATAGAATAATTTCGTCTAGTGAGCATCAGCGTAGTATATTTTCTGACATTCGTATAATTATCCATCATTCTTACTTTACCTCAGTCTTTGCACAACCCTTTTTATCATCTTTTATCTTTGGATCTTTACTAAGGTTATAGTCATGGATGTGTTTACCAGCGACTATGAACTGTTTTTGATGATATTGTACAGTCTCTACGATGATATTCCATAAAACTAATTTCTTGGGTTTGTCTGAAATGGGGATCACGCACTTACACGACTCAAACTTATAATTGGGACCTTTGCTTATTCCATTGACGATGAATATCTGAAACGGATTACCCCCGCATGCATCATCTATCGTTGCTATAACACAACATACATTGTTGTGATTGATTACTGTCACACTCTTAGCCGTGTAGACTTTTCCAACTGTGGGGAGGATTGATTTGATAATGTATGTTGTTGAGAAGCGTGTGCTCCCATCAGCCATTGAGATCTCAGCAGGTTTTACATTAGTAATCTTAATACCTTTAATAAACCCATATTCTTTGGTACATGTACCAACTTTGATCTTGCACAGTTTTTCACTGAGATGTTTGATTATAAATGGATCCAAATACATGGGTTCCAACGTGACGAGTTCATTTGAAATCGTTACCGAGTGGTCAAACATATCGAGTTCATTTGAAATCGTTACCGAGTGGTCAAACATATCGAGTTCATTTATAGTACTTATTCTCCTTAGACTAGATTTCAACTTGAATGGGCTAGTCGAGCGAGTCTCTATTCATTACCCCTAGGGGTAATGAATTTTGAACAACTGATGTTGTGTTGCGATATGCCGAATTACTATGTCTGATCCTATTTCTTAATAGTCGCTTTCGCATTCGCTTGGGCTTTCGCTTTCGCGGGCGTGTCGGTAGAACGTTCTATCAGGGAAATTTTTATTATTGAAATCAAATAGGTGCCTTGCAAATTCATACTTGTTTTGACCTACTGTGAACAGCACACCTTCTAATACTCTAAAAACACCGCATGTGTGAGGCTTGAAATACTGATTAAACATTAAATTATACATTCCTTCGTCACATTCTAGCTCTTGTTCGAGACCGTAAGAAGTTATGGGGAAATTAAATCTAAATTCAACTCCAACCAGTTCCCTAGTCGCAGCTCTCAGAACATATATGTAGTCAGTAACTCGTTCAGCATGCGTTGGCTCATCCCATTTGATAGTTATTTTGTCCTTTTCATCATCATCTTCATCATCTAGATCATTTGCACAAGGTTCAAGCACGTACGGGTGTTCTATTATAGAAAAACCATCTCTAATGTAAGTTAATTGCCAGTTTTTCTTTTTCGAGATTAAACCAATGTCACTATCAGCCATATCAAAAATTACACCTTGATCTGGTTTAAAAATTTTAAACTGTTTCCATCCAGGTCTAATATCAATACTTAAATATCTATAATAAAGCTTGGCTTTTTTGGGTATGAACAATGTACTATTCTTCGTACGTACCATACCTCTATGAGAAAAGAGACTACTGAAGCTGCTTTTGGAAGGGGCGCTGGTGCAGGTAAAGAAGTCTTTGTCAGTAGTAGCAGTACTAACGCTACGGCTAGTGCTTCTGCTGCTGCTTCTGCTTCTGCTTCTGCTGAGACCTCTCATCTGGCTGATGCTTCTAAGGCCGCGGCTACTGCTACGGCTACGGCTTGGTTTTCTACGACCAGCGCTTCTACGACGGCTACGGCTGCGCCTTGTGCTACTGCTACGCCTTGTGCTGCTGCTACGGCTTGTGCAGCTGCTACGGCTGCTGCTTCTACGGCGGCTGCT